CTTCAAACCATTCTTGGGGTATTGCTGTTGATTTATTATTTGCGCCTCAAAAAACTGGAACTTATCTTAAAATAGGTCAATGGGCACCTATTACAACTAAAGCTAATAACGAAGGTTTTGATTTAGAATATAACCCCTCATTAAAATGGTTTTTAGATAATAGTTATAGATTTGGTTTTATTATACCAAACGAATTAAGAGATAAGGTTGGAATAGATGAATTCTGGCATTTTGAATATCATGGGACTTCGGCTAAATGTATTTATAGTAAATTACCAACAACATATGGTTATTCTGTAAAAATAACTGAGAAATATAATGAAAATGTTAAAAATCCTAAAGATATTAATGGAAAAGAAGCTGTTTATTTAGATAATCAATGTGATTATTTAACAGTTAAATCAGCTGATGGTTCTGGGGATTTAACATCAACAGCATACCCAGATATTAAACCAACTAATGACCAAATAACTATGATTAATAGCTTGTCTGGAACATGGGACAAAAGAGCCACAACATTTATTAAAAAATTTGAAGGGTTTAGTGAAAAAACAAAATTGGATGCTGGAACATATAGAGGTGGTTATGGTACTGATATAATAATTACATATCCTGGAGCTCCAGAAGTAAAAGTTACTTCACAAACAACATATACACAACAAACAGCAGACCTCACATTACAATATGATATAAGTAATAGGTTTAGGACATCTGTTATAGGTGTTTTAGGTCAAACAAATTGGGATAAACTCAATGATAATCAAAAAGCGGCAATTATTTCTTATTCATACAATGCAGGCGCTGGTACTTTAAAAACAAGAGGCATTGTTGATGCAATAACAAAAAATAATTACAAATTAGCTTCTCAAGCAATATTTGATGGTCCAATTACTGAAAAGGGAAAAGGAGTTCTAAATGGTTTAATAAGAAGAAGAAAATCAGAATCAATTTTATTTGACAAACCAGTATAAAAATAGTATCTTTGCAAGATGAAGATAGCCAATATACTGTCAACAATTAAAATTGAGGCACCCGAAGACTTTAATATTGTTAAATCATCTAGCGATTTAATAGATGGTTTACCAACACTTATTGTTGGTTATGATTACGTTAATAAACATTATCATGATTTTGATATTACAAATATTAAATTGGAACCAAACTTATATTGGACTTTCAAAAAGACAGAGAAAAGAGATAAGTTTGACGAAGATTTAAGATGGTTTATAAGAAAAGTTTATGAGGATTTAACAGATAAACTAATTTATTTATTTGTCGACCCAATACAGCATAAACCAAAAACATTAAGAAAAATAGTTAAAAAAATACTTTCATTAAACGATGTTATAACATATCAACATAATGAAATGTTTTATGTTTATAGTGATAATTTAATCTTTGGTATTGACCTAAAGCTTTTAAAATATCTTGGTTTTAATACCGATAAAATAAAAGAAAAGATTAAATCAATAAGCAATGTCTTTTTGATAGATGATGAAATACTTATAGAGTATAAAAAATGTATTGAAACACTGAATAACAGAGTTAGATATATACCTTATTTGTATTTTATTAGAAATGGAAAAAACAATACTTCTAGCATCATTCATATTCCCAGAGAGAGTTGATTGGTTTCTAAATTACCTTAAATCAAAATTTTCTATTCCAAGAGAAAAAGTATTTGGTTATAAAAATTTAGATGATGAGTCTAAAGTTATTATAACTTTTAAATTAATTATTCAAGATGGAAAATATTTAAACTTAAAAGAACTATTTCCAAATGCTGTTACCATTCACAAAAAAGGGGGTGTTTTATACACGATAAATGCACTTAATAAATTGATTGAAACAAAAACAGGTGTTGATAGTGGTAATCTTGACCATAAAACCATTAAGATTAATTGGGAAGAATACCAAAATAAGATAATTCTAGTCAATGATAAAGAACTAGGTATTTTTAGCATAGAAAGGATTTTTTAAGGTTTTAAGATATTTATTAGTAAGATAACACTATTAAAAATTATTTTATGAAAAATATTAAAAATACTGATGTAAAAAACAAAGAATTGCAAAAGGCTTTAGACGCTATGTTAGAAAATGACCAAAATCCAGAAATGGATTGCACCTCTGGTGTTTGTATCATTAAAGGTGATAAAAGCATTGTTGAAAGAATCAACAAAAAAATAATAACAGAAGACGGAAGACAATTATTATTCTAATATGAAAAAAAAATTAAATTTAGAATTACTAAAAGAAGAACAAAAAAGGTTTAAAACTTTGATGGAATATGATTTCTATCAAGAAAGAAAAGACCCTATTACTGGATTTAATAAGGACATTATATTAGGTGATTTAGAAGAAGCTGAGGGTGATGAAGCAAATGCTGAAGAACCAGTAGCTGGGGCTGAAAGTATTGCATCAGATTTAGGTGTTGAGGCTCCAGGAGGAGAAGAAACAACTGCTGATATACCAGAACCAGATGAAACCCCTACAGAAGAACCAATGGAAGAACCAATGGAAGAACCATCAGGTAATGATGTTGAAGTAGATGTAACATCATTGGTTAAGGGTTCTGAAGAAGCAAAAAAGTCAGCAGACATGGCTAATAAAAATACTGAAATGTTATTACAAAAGCTAACAGATTTGGAATCTAGAATTTCGTCAATGGATGCGTTAACAAACAAGATTGAAGGTTTAGAACAAGAAATTGTTAAACGCAATCCTACCCCAGTTGAAAAATTAGAAATGAGGTCTTTAACCTCAGCCCCATTTAATCAAAAATTAACTGATTACTGGGCTGATAAAGAAGGACAATATGATGTTATGAATAAACAGAAAAAAGAATATGTTTTAACCAAAGATGATGTTGATGCTGGTTATAGTGAGGCAAACATTAAAAAATCTTTTACATCACAGGATAGTCCATACGAAGAAGAAGATATCCAAGACTACACCTAAGAAAATATGTAAATAAAGGCCCTAAATAGGGCCTTTTTTATTTTTTATAAGTACAACTTGCAAGTTCCAAAAAAGAGTAGTATATTTGCAAATATAAGGTGAAATTACAAACAAGTTAAATGTTAAAATTGCTTGACTTTTAGGTATTTTTTAGTATATTTGTAAGAGACAAAACGAGTAAAATAACAATACATATAAATTTAAAACAAAACAAAATGAGTGAACAAAAAAGCGCACTAGCTGCAATGCTAGAACAGTACGAAAGCAATAGTAAGCCTAAGTACGAAAAAAAATCAGAAAAGGTTTACGACCTTAAAAACTACTTCAACACCTACATTAAAGAAGGTATTAAGTCAGCTACAAAACAAATTAGAATTTTGCCTACAGCAGATGGTTCAAGTCCATTCGTTGAAATGTATGGTCACAAAATTCAAGTAAACGGTGAATGGAAAACATTTGCTTGTTTAAAACATGAGAAAGGTGAAGCTTGTCCTTTCTGTGAAGCACGTGAGGCTTTATTAGCAACTGGACGTGAGTCTGATAAAGAATTGGCTAAAAAGTATAACGCTAAACTTATGTATATTGTCAAACTTATTGACAGAGATAATGAAAGTGATGGTGTTAAGTTCTGGAGATTTAACCATGACTATCGTAAAGAAGGTATATATGACAAAATTATTGGTGTGTTAAACGCTATTAAAAAAGACGTTACACACGCACAAACTGGTCGTGACCTACTGCTTACAATCAACAGAAACCAAAACAACGTTCCAGTTGTATCAGCTGTTGCCTCTTTGGACCCAACACCACTTTCTGAAGACGAGGTACAATCAACATCTTGGTTGGGTGATGTGAGAACATGGGAAGATGTTTATGCTGTTAAAACTTATGATTATTTGGAAATCATCGTTAAGGGTGGTGAACCAGTATGGGATAAGGATAAGAAAACTTATGTTGACAAAGCTTCATTAACAGAAAGCACTGAAGACACGAATGAGTTGCATAATGAATTAACAATGGGTGTTGAAACCGTAAAGGCTAACATTAAAACGGCAACTACAACTTCTGAACCAGTAGTAGCTACAGAATCAGAAGACGATTTACCCTTTTAACATTTAGTGTTTTATAAAAACAAAATAGAGTGAGGAATCGCTCTTTTTTGTTCTAGAAATAACATATATAGTAAATAAAAATTAAAATGGCTAAAAAACCAAGCAAAACAGGAGGTTCAGAATCAAATAGCGGTGAACCAATTGGTAAAAAAGAATTTGATAATAAATCATTTAAGAAAAACTTAGGATTAGGTGCTCAAGTTGTAAAGGAAAAAGAATTAACATGGATACCTTTTAAAAAAGCATTCCATGATGCTGTAGGAGTACCAGGTGTGCCACGTGGATATACCACACAATTTAGAGGGTTTTCTGATGTTGGTAAATCAACAGGTATTTACGAAACATTAGCTGGTGCACAAAAATTAGGAGATTATTGTATCATTATAGACACAGAAGGAAGCTTTAATTGGGAACATGCTAAATTAGTAGGTTTTAAGTTTGAAGAAATTGTTGATGAGGATGGTGTTATTGTTGATTATGATGGTCCAGATTTTATGTACTTCGGTGGTAGCGACTTATTAGCTTTATATCAGAATTATGATTATAAAGACTCTAAAATGAAAACTGAACCTCAAAGATTTGTGCCAGTTGTTGAAGATATTGCTCGTTTAATGAACGAAATCATGGATAAACAAGCTAGAGATGAGTTCCCACATAACATCACATTCCTTTGGGATTCAATAGGTTCAATAGGTTGTTATCAAGGTGCGGTATCAAATACAAATAACAATCAATGGACAGCTGGTGCTTTAAAAAGAGAATTTGAATCAATTCTTAATTATAGAATTCCAGCAACAAGGAGAGAAGGTGCTCCATATATCAACACATTCGTTACTGTGCAAAAGATTTGGTTAAGACCAAATGCTGTAGGACAACCAACAATCATGCATAATGGTGGTGAAGGTTTTAAATATGGTGTTCGTATGATATTCCATATGGGTGGTAAATCAACTTCAAGTGCTAAGAAACTTAGTGCTATTAATAGCGGAAGGAGCTATCAGTTTGGTGTGCAAACAGATATCGAATGTGTTAAAAATCACGTAAATGGTATCGAGCTAATGGGTAGCATTTGTTCAACACCACATGGTTTCCTTAATCCATTAGAAAAGAACAGTTACGTAAAAGAACAAAAAGATTTTATTAACGGAAAACTAAATACAAATTTTGACGACTTTGATGTTAACGAAAACGATTTAGATACGAATGCATACGAAAAAGATTAATAACCTTTAATTCAATAATGTGAACAGAAGACCACCACGTAATGGTGAAATCATTGAAAAAATACAAAACACACTATTAGTAGATGGAAACGCCTTGTTTAAACATGGGTATTTCGGTGCTAAGAATAGTTACAACGAACATGGCCAACATATTGGTGGTTTATGTGTATTTCTTACGAAACTACATAAGTTATTAACTGATGATTTATATCACAGAGTATATGTGTTCTGGGATGGTAATTTAAGTGGTAAATTAAGATACGATATCTATGAACCATATAAGAGTGGTCGTGGTAAGGATTATATCAACGGTACGCACCCGATTGATGAATCAGAACTACAACAACGTAGAGTAATTTGGGAATACTTAAATGAAATGTACGTAAGACAATTAAAAGATGAGGTAATTGAAAGTGATGATTTCATTGCATACTATTGTCTAACAAAGAAGAAAAATGAGAAGATAACAATTTGTACAACAGATAGGGATTTTTTACAACTTATATCTGATGACGTAAGAATATATTTCTTAGATTTGAAAAATTATGTTGATACTTCAAATTATTTTTCGTACTTTTGTTTCCATAAAGATAATTCTGTTTTAATGAAAACAATGACTGGTGATGTTAGTGATAGTATCAAAGGCATAAAAGGATTGGGGGAAACAAAATTAATATCTTTATTTCCAGAACTTAAAACCAAAAAATTAACCATATATGAAATTTTAGAACTAGCTAAACAACAAGAAGACCAAAGAATTAATTCTGGTCAAAAACCTCTTAAAATTTTAAATAACATCATCAATAGAGTTACCGATGGGGTTCAAAAAGACAAGATTTATGAAATAAATGAAAAACTTGTTAATTTAAGCCGTCCAATGATAACGGATAAAGGTATAAGAGAATTAGAACTTCTAAAAGAAGGTACGCTAGATTCATCAGGGCGTGACCTAAAGAATGTTCTTATAATGATGAAAAGAGATGGGGTAGATAAGGCCCTAGGCGAAACGAGATTTTCAGATTTTCTTATTCCGTTCAAAAAACTTATTGATAGAGAAAACATTTTTTAATAAAAACCAAAAATTATGAGTACTAGTAAACAAACAACATTTGACCCAAAAAAGATTGAAGAACAACGTTTTGAGTTTGTTCTATATATTAACAACCACATTATCTGCCAAAGGTATTTTGGGATTAGAAATTTTAATGAAAATTCAATTAAATCTTATGAATTAAAAGAATTAATGGATGAGATTTGTGGTGTGAACAATGGTGAGATGGGTTATATGGGTATCATACCTAACTATTTAAAGAATAAATCACAAGATTTTATTTGGAATATGTATAACCCTTATTCACTTACATCTGATTTTCCTGTTAAAAACAATTTTGATAAGAACGATGAATTTCAGTTTGAGATAAAAGTAGATAAGAAAGTTGTGGCTAAAACATCTTTTTCTGGTGGTTATTTTCCACCAAAAGTTAAGTATGCTGTTGACATCAAAGAAATAATCCCATCAATTATGTATGAAATTAGGGAATATTTAAGTCGTGAAAAATATAATAAAGTGGTTGTCTAAACAACCATTTTATTATATTTATGATAACAACAGTTTTTAAATTATGAAAAAATAAATGGCGAAGATAGAAAAGAACGATTTAGGGTTTTTGGGGGCTGACTATGAATTACGTCTAGTGGCACAATTATTGACAGATAATAGGTTTGCAAATTCGATTATTGATATAATTGACCCTAATTATTTTCTTGACCAACATATCAAGTTAATTGTTGCTAGTATAAAAGATGCAAAAGAGGATGATGATATTATCCCAGATATGGGAAGTATTAAAATAAGACTTCTAGAAACAATAACTGATGATTTAATAAGAAAATATACAATACAATATTTAGCAAAAATATCAGAAGCTAGTTCTTATGATTCTCTTAAAATTCAAGATATTGCAATGAAATTTTGCAAACAACAAGAACTTAAAAAATCAATCAAAAAAATACAAAAAATAATCGATTTAGGTGATATTGAACAATATGATGAATGTGAAGCTATATTAAGAAAGGCTTTGGACCATGGTGATAATAAAGACGATGGTATGGGTATTTTTGAAAATATCAAAGATGTGTTGAAAGACGATTTTAGAAAACCCATCAGAACTGGTATAAAAGGATTGGATGAGGTTATGGATGGAGGATTGTCTAAGGGTGAATTAGCTGTTATTCTAGCTCCGTTTGGCGTTGGAAAAACGACCATGATTACAAAGATTGCAAATACAGCGATGAATGATGGTAATAAGGTTTTACAAATATTTTTTGAGGATAACCCAAAAGTAATTCAAAGAAAACACATATCTTGTTGGTCAGGAATAGATTTAAATAGTTTATCCTTGCACAAAGATGCTATCATGGAACTCTGTGATGAAAAACAAAAAGAAGGTAAAGGTATTTTAAAACTTAAGAAGTTTCCTAGTGATGGCACAACAATACCAATTATTAGACAATATATTAGGAAAAAAATTGCTGAAGGTTTTAAACCAGATGTTGTTCTATTAGATTATATTGATTGTGTTGAACCATCTAGAAAATTCGATGATGTTTTTTCTGGTGAAGGTAGTGTAATGAGGCAATTTGAGTCTATGTTATCAGAATTTGAAATTGCTGGTTGGACAGCAGTTCAAGGAAACAGAAGTTCAATAAAAGCTAATGTTGTAGAGGCTGACCAAATGGGTGGTTCAATCAAGAAAGGTCAAATAGGTCACTTTATAGTATCTATCGCTAAAAATCTTGACCAAAAAGAGAATGGAACCGCTACAATGGCAATCTTAAAATCAAGGTTTGGTAAGGATGGAATCATATTTGAAGATATTGTTTTTGATAACGCTAGAATACAAATTGATATGGGGCAAAATATGGGTGGTAAAAGTAGAGTAGAACACAAAAAAGATGTTAGTAGACAAGATATTGCTAGAGTGGCAGAAGTATTTTCAGCAGACAAAATAAGAAGAGACGTATTAGAAAATTAATAAAAAAAAATAACTATGTATTTAAAAGACAAAACATTAAAAAAACGATATTCTATTTTTCCAATTATTCATAATGATTTATGGGAAGATTATAAAAAAGCAGAATCTCAAACTTGGGTTGCTGAAGAAATTGATTTAAGCAAAGATAAATTTGACGAACTTAAAGAAAATGAAAAAACATATTTAAAAAATATTTTAGCTTTTTTTGCTATTTCGGATGGTTTAGTAATTGATAATTTGGCTACAAATTTCCTTAATGAGGTTGAGATATTAGAAGCTCAATATTTCTATGGTCATCAAACATTTATTGAACAAGTACATGCAAACGGTTATTCTTTATTGATTGAAACGTTTATTAAAAATCTTCATGAAAAAGATGAATTATTCAACTCAATGGAAACCAATGAAGCAGTTGCTAAAAAAGCTGAATGGGCAGAGAATTGGATTCAACACCCATCATTTGCACACAGATTGGTTGCTTTTGCTTGTGTTGAAGGGATTGCTTTCTCAAGTGTATTTTCTGGTGTTTTTTGGTTTAGAAGTAGAAATAAAATGCCAGGGTTGGGTGCGATGAATGAACTTATTCTAAGGGATGAGACATTTCATTATGAATTTGCTGTCAATCTTTACAAGAACTATTTGAAAGATGATTATAAATTATCACAAGAAGAACTTAGAAAAATCATATTGGGTTGTTATGAAGTGGAAAAAGTTTTTGTAGAAAAAAGCACACCTGATGGATTACAAGGTATCACCAAAGATGACATGGTAAAATATGTTCAATACGTAACTGATATTGTATTAAACGATTTTGGTTGTGAAAGAGAGTTTAAAATATCAAACCCTCTTGAATACATGTCTAGAATTGGTTTATCATCTAAAAATAACTTTTTTGAGAAAAGAGAGGGTGAATATACTAGAGTTGATATCCCTACAACAACCGAAGGTATTTTTGACGAAGAATTTTAAATAAAAAAAAATGAGAATTTTAAAAAGAGATAAAACGACACAGGCTTTTATGCCTAATAAAATTTTGAGCAGAATCAAAACTCAAGCAACTGGTTTAATGGTTGATGCAGATGCTCTATTCCTTGAAGTTATTCCATTGATAACTGATAATATTACAACAACTGAAATTGACGAAATAATAGCCTTTAAAGCAGCTGATAAAATAATACAACACCCAGACCATGCATTGTTAGGTGGTAGAATTTTATTAAGTCGTCAATCAAAATTAATTGGTAAAGAATTACAACCAGTAGATTTAACATACGATTTTTTTGCTGCAACAACATTTTTATCCAAATATTCAATGAGGGATAATAATAAAACTCCAATTGAATTACCTTCTTGTATGTATGAGCGTGTTGCAAATCATTTATATGGTGATGATGAAGATAGTAAAAAAGAACTATTAAAAGAATTAAAGACAAAAAGAATTAACTTCGCCACTCCAACGTATACCAATGCTGGTATAAATAAAAGAGGAGCAATGATTAGCTGCAATTTAACACATTTAGAAGAAGATTCTTTTGAAGGTATTGAAGCAACGCTAACAAAAATAGCGTCCGCTTCAAAAGAAGGTTCGGGTATTGGTTTATTAATTGACCCATTAAGAAGCAAGGATAGTATAGTTGAATCATTTCAGGGAAATGCTGGTGGTGTGACAAGACTTGCTGATATGGTTCAATCAAAAATGAGATTCTATAAACAAGGTTCACGTTCTGGAAGTTGTGCTTTATATTTGTCTGTATGGCATAGAGATATATTTGACTTTTTAGAACTCACATTACCAATTGGTGATGAACAATTAAGGAGTCGTGATTTGTTTACGGCTGTTATCATAAATGATTTATTTATGAAAAAATTGGAAAATAATGAGGATTGGTATATATTTTGTCCTAATAAAATTAAAAAAGCTGGGTTAAAAGCTTTTCATACAATTTGGGGTGAGGAGTTTGAGAATGAATATCAAAAAGCTGTCGATATGGGTTTGGGTAAAAAAGTTAACCCTAAAGAAATATTTGATTCATTAATTAAATCACAGGTTGAAAGTGGAAGACCATATGTTATGTTTAAAGATAATGCTAACAGACGTAATATGCAATCCAATATTGGACCAGTAACTCAATCAAATTTGTGCATTGAAATTTTTCAAGCTTCAAAACCTAGATATACTCCGCAATGTACTCTAGCATCTATAAATTTGGCAGAACATAATGGTCTAAAATCTATAGAAAAAGGTACTAAAGTTTTAGTAAAAGCTTTAAATAAAGTTATTGACACAAACAAATGGAGTGATGATTGGAGCCAAGCAGCTGGTGTAGACCAAAGAGCATTAGCGATAGGTGTTGCTGGTTTAGCTGATTTCTTTGCAAAAAAGAAAATTTCTTTTGAAAGCGAAGAAGCTAAAAAATGGAATAACGATATTTTTGAAACAATGTATAAAGCAGCAGTAGAAGAATCTATGGAGTTAGCTGAATCATTAGGTAAGAATTATCCAGCATGGGAGGGTAGCCCATACTCAAAAGGTGAGACATATATTGAAAATTGGTCACCAAAACCATCTGGAGAACCTATACCGATGTATAATAGTTTATTATTGGGTCTTATGCCAACAGCTTCATCTGCAATTCTTTTGGGGTCTTTTGAATCATTTGAACCAGTTACATCTAATTTGTTCACGAGACGTGTAGGGCAGGGTGAATTTTTAATCATCAACAAATATCTTGTAAATGAATTATTAGAAAATGAACTTTGGGATTCAGAAATGATTGATAAGGTGATTAAAAACAAAGGAAGCATACAAAATATTGTTGAAATTCCAGAAGATATTCGTTTTAGGTATAAAGATGTTTGGGAAATACCACAAAGAGTATTGTTAGATTTATCAATAATAAGAAATAAATATGTTGACCAATCACAATCATTGAATGTTTACCACTCTGATGCCAAATATGCTAAAATTGCTAGTGCTTTGATGTATGCTTGGAAAGGTGGGTTAAAAACTGGGGTTTATTACACTAGAACAAAATCAAAATTGGAGACAAACACGAAACTAGCTACAACACAAGTAACTGTGACGAAAAAACCAAAGGATAGTCAGTTTGAATGTTTTGGTTGTTCAGCTTAAAATAAAAAAAAAATTAATAAAAGGGCCAATTTGGCCCTTTTTTATTTGCACATTTACTTCCTAAAAACTTTTACTATAATATTTATGTATAAAATGGTAAAATGGCTAACGGTAGATACATAAACATAAACTATCCCTTTAAGGATTCAAATAAGGGTTTTTTCTTGGATTTAACATCTGATGATAATTCAGCTATAAAGGCTGACTTAATGCATCTTATATTAACTAGAAGGGGTCAAAGATTATATAATCCAGATTTTGGGACAGATTTATTAAGATTTATATTTGAACCAAATGATGGTTTAACTTTAAGTGGTATAAAAGAAGAAATAACTAGCGTGGTAAAAAAATATTTACCAAACTTACAAATAAACGAAATTAGTGTAACTGAATCAGAGACAAGTGAGTATGCTGCTGTGGTTAGGTTAGACTACACAATAACAGATAACGTTTTCGAAATGACAGATTTCGTAATAATCAATATTTAATATGGCAAATCAAGGAATTAATTACTCATCACGTAACTTTGTGGATATAAGAGCTGACTTAGTAGATATGGTTAGACAGTATTATCCAGATATTTTTAACGACTTTAATGATGCGTCAGTAGGTATGATGCTTTTGGAATTAAACGCTGCTGTTGGTGATATGTTATCATTTAATACAGATAGGATGTTTCAAGAGACACAAATTGATTACGCACAAGAAAGAAAATCTGTGTTATCAATGGCAAGAACTTTTGGATTAAAGGTTCCAGGAAAACGTCCAAGTGTAACGATTGTTGATTTTTCAGTTACCGTTCCACCTTTCGGTGATACATTTGACGTATCTTATGCACCTGTAATTAGTTCTGGAGCTCAAGCAGTCGGTGGTGGTAAAGTATTTGAAACTTCTTATGACATAGATTTCTCAAGCCCTTTTACAATTGGTGGGATACCTAACAGACTTATTTTACCTAATTTTAATTCTAATGGTATTTTAACAAATTACACGCTTGTTAAAAGAGAAATTGTTGTAAATGGATTTACAAAAATTTTTAAAAAGGTAATCAACCCAACAGATGTTAGACCATTTTTTGAAATAATTCTTCCAGACGATAATGTTTTATCGATTGACTCTATAATAACTTTACAAGGAACCAATTATACAAGAGACCCTAGTTTGAACGAATTTTTAAATATTGAAAATAAATGGTTTGAGGTTGATGCTTTAGCTGAGAGTGATATATTCATAGAGGATAATGTAAGTGTTAGTGATAATGCTGGTATTAGACCAGGAAAATGGGTAACAACAACAAGAAAATTTATTCGTGAATATACTGATTTAGGTTTTACAAGAGTGGTGTTTGGAGGTGGAAGTGTAGATACTAGTAGTCTTAATGATTTCAGTAATAACCCTGCTTTAGTTAATCAAATAGGTGACTTTATTAATAACACTGCTTTGGGTGAAACACCAACAGCAAATGAAACTATGTTTGTAAAATATAGAGTTGGTGGTGGGGCTGATACTAATTTAGGTTCTAATGTTTTAACGTCTCCAGGAATTGTAAACATGGTAGTAAATGGCCCAAACACGACTATCAATACTGCTGTAAGAGCTTCTTTAAAGGTCAATAATGCTTTTCCAGCTATAGGTGGAAAAGATGCGCCAAGCGTAGAAGAAATAAGAAATTTCGTAAAATATAATTTTTCAGCTCAAAATAGAGCAGTAACTATCAAAGATTATCAATCTAGAATAGCTTTGATGCCAGGTCAATTTGGTGTACCATTTAGACAGGGTGTTTTTGAAGAACAAAATAAAGTTAAGGTTTATATATTAGGTTTAGATGCTGATGGTAAATTAACAAATACTTCTACTAGCACACTTATGCAAAACATTGCAACATATTTGGCTGATTATAGAATGATGAATGATTATGTTCAAGTATCAAATGGTAAGATAATAAATTTATCTTTTGAAATTGATTTATTTATTGATAAAAAATCACCACAATCACAAATTGTAAGTCAAGTTATTAGTACTGTACAAAGCACTATTGATATAAACAAATACCAAATGGGTGATAACATTTATTTATCACCATTGATTGAGGCAATAAACAATGTTGGTGGAGTTTTGAATGTAATTGATTTAAGGGTTTATAATAAAGTTGGTGAAGGAAAATATAGTGTAAACGAAATTTCACAACCTTATATTGACCCTTCAACTAGACAGATTGATATTTCTTCTGATTACACTCTTTTTGGTGACCCAATAAGTATGTTTGAAGTCAAATACCCTACATTAGATATAAAGGTTCGTGTAAAATAAAAAAATGGGAAAAGTTCAGAATGCCCTATAACAAAAACTGATATAATTAATCTTTACTATAAACTAATGGTTTAAGTAAGGTTTCCTTATAACCTAAAAATGGCTATATTTAAGGATAACAAAAAATTAAATAAAAAAAAATGAGTTGTAATTGCAAAAAAGGTTCTAGTATATTAAAAGATAGTTTAGAATCAAATGAAAAAATAAAAATTAATGGTCAAACAATTTTAACATACACATTAAAAACATTTGGTTTTTTACTCATGTTACTAGCCCTTCCAATTTTAAATATTTATATAATTTGGTTAATGTTTAATATTTTGGTTTTAAATAAAAATGTTGATTTTAAACCACTTTTATTTTCAATAGGTAGTAAATTTATGGAAAAAGAAGATGATGAAAATGATGAAGAATTTTTAGGTGATGAATTTGATAATTTGACAGAAGAAGATGTTATATTATTAGATTCTGATGAAATAACAAGTGTAGAAAAAAAATAAAATGTCAGATTCAATAAGAATTAGAACCACACCCAATGGAGGTGATAAATATATAAAACTAAAATTGGACCAAAAGTTTGATTTTGTTGAGGTTTTATCTTTAAAACTTACACAAGAAGATGCCTATCAGAATTTTTGTTCTGATTATGGTGTTGTTGTTGGTAGAGTTATAGTAAACAGTGGTTTTGGTGTTCCTAACGCTAAAGTAAGTATTTTTATACCTTTAGATGAAATTGACAAAGAAGATTCTGTTATAAAGGGGTTATATCCTTACGAAATAGTTACAGATAAAAATTCTGAAGGTGTTAGATACAATGTTTTACCTAAAAATACATCCACAAAAAATCCATGTTTTACAGAAGTAGGTACTTTACCAAATAAAAGAGAAGTATTAGACAATTCTAAAATGTCGGAAGTTTATTGCAAATACTATAAATTTACAACAACAACAAATTATGCTGGTGACTTCATGATTTTTGGTGTACCAGTAGGAACACATACATTACATGTTGATGTTGATTTATCAGATATTGGTCCATTATCTCAAAGACCGTATGATTTTACTAGAGAAGGTTATTCACCTAAATTATTTGAAACCACAACTAAATTTAAGGGTGGTTCAAATTTGGATAAATTACCACAAATAAAATCAACAAATATTGGGGTTAACGTACAACCATTTTGGGGTGATTTAGAAACATGTGAAATTGGTATAACTAGAGCTGATGTAGATTTAAATTTTACGATTTCACCAAATGCTATTTTTCTTGGTAGTATTTACGGAGACCAAGATAAAAATAGTGTGAATAAATATTGTAACCCAAGAGCTAAAACTGGTCAAATTTGTGAACAAAGTGTTGGTGCTGGTTCTGTTGAAATGATAAGAAAAAATTTAAATGATGATATAGAAGAATTTAGTGTTGAGGGTGGTAGAGTAATTGATGATGATGGTGTTTGGGCTTTTCAAATACCAATGAATTTAGATTATGTGGTGACTGACGAAGTTGGAGATTTTATTCCGTCAAATGACCCTAATATTGGTGTTCCAACAAGAAGCAGAGTTAGATTTAAAATATCAATGGATGAAACTGGTGGTGAAGGTAAGCTTAGAACTAGAGCAAAATATTTGGTACCAAATAACCCACAAAATCAAAATGAATTTGATTATAATTTTAATGAAAATACAAAAGAATCAAGTTTTAGGGATATAAATTGGAATAAAATATATACAATATCTAACTTCATACCAAGATTTCAACGTGGTTTTAAAGGTGTTTTGACCAGAAATATGACAGGTATGAAAGATATTGATGCATGTCCAGGAACAAGAACTCCATTTCCTTTTAATAGAGTTAATACAACAATAAACCCTATTTTCTTTATCATTTGTTTAATAATGAAGATAATTGGTTTTATAGTTTATATTATTAATTATATTCTATTGTTCATAATAAATGGTATAGTAAAATTAATTAGGGATATAGTTGATGTTTTAAATGCTTTAGGTGCTAGTTTAAATAAACCAGATTACGTACCCTGTGTAGCTATAGAATGTCCAGCTGAAAGCAGTTATAGATACGCCCCAGGATGTCGAGGTTGTCAAAATGTGTCTAATTGTCCAGACACTGTAGCAAATGCTGGTTTTAACCAAGCAGCTGCTAATGGTTTGCCGATAACATATTTTTGTGGTGATAGTTTTGGCGGTCAATGTACAGGAGATGATTTATTAGTTGGGTTAGATGATTGTATTGCGTTTGAAATGGCTAAAACATTAAATTTATTTCAGTTTGATTTTTATAATGATTGGGTTGTTGGAACGCTTTATACTTTTTTATTGAAATATAAAAAAAGAACAAAAGGTTTTGAAAGATTTTGTGAGTTTGATTGTGCGGATTTTTCTGGTACCTTGGATTATAGCGGTGTTGATGGAAATAAAGATGCAAAACCAGATAATAAATGTTACAACCAAGAATTATTAGACACGTGTTATAGTTGTGATAAACCACCTGGTCTGCTATATGCTAATTGTCAAAGAAAAAGCGAAAACTTCCAAATGAGAGAAGGGTTAATAAAAAAATACGATAACGAATTATATTATGCGGCAACATTACATAAGAACCCATTATATAAATTATTTGCAACAGAATTAGTTTGTTTAGGTTCTGTTTTAGAATGTGATTGGCAGGGATATCCTAAATTACAACCTTTTTTAATAGAATCAACCTATAAATTACCTCCAGAAACAGCAGAAATAGAAGAGCAATCAGATGGTACTAATTTAATAGTTGAAAGTGGTATGGTTTCAATTAGTGAAAAATTAAAAGGTGTTTTTTTTGATATAAATTGTACTGGTATACATGTAAACACTAGACAATGTTTAAACTTAAGACATATTTGTGAGTTTGGTGTTGATTCTGATGAAGTTGTTTTAGACCCATCAACTGGCGCTGTCGTGTTAGAAGCTGATAGTGTAATTGGAACAGCTGAAATAGACGAAACAAATAGAAGAATAAGAAATTCATATACATACATAAACAATTCACAAACCTTTCCTACTACTTATAGTATTCCACAAAACTTCAATAGTGATTTTAACTTGGCCAATGATGATGAGTATGATTTTGCTGCTGGTTTACCAGACAATGGTAATGAATATGCTGAGTTTAGAGGATATGTAACATCACAATCTTTCGACCAACCAAAACATTCATATTTTATGTATTTTGGTATGGTTCCAGGAAAATCTGCATTAGCAAAAATGAACAGCAGATATTTTATAACATGTAAAACATCTGTTAAAACAGATGTTAGTGTAACATTTTCTGCTACACCAGCATTGATAGGTTGTAACGGTCAAATAGAACTTACCTTTATCGGTGGTCAGGAACCTTATTACTTTACAGTTACTAGTTCAAACACAACACTAAATAATACACCACAAGCCCCATATTATTATAGTGGTAACACAGAAAAATTACTTACACCAACAGTTACTTTGCCTCCATCTACTCAGTTTAATGGTTTATGTTCTGGTACATATGTTGTTAGTGGGTTTGATTCATTGGGTTATCCAATATCTCAAACAATAGCATTAACTGGTCCGTTAGAATTTAGTTGTTTTGTTGGTGTTTCACAAAATATTACAACACCTGGAACTACAGATGGTGAAATAACAATATACAATATTATTGGTGGGACACCACCTTATCAGTACACATTATTGGATTCTAACAACAACAACAACATACTAATTCCACCAACAGTAGCTCAAGCCCCAGTTGTGATAAGTAATTTAAGTTTAGGTGAATATATTGTAAAAGTAACAGATTCATCAACACCTCCAGACGAATGTATAACAACTGGTATTACAATATCTGGACCTACTCAATTAAATGTATCACCTACAATTGTTGATGCATCATGTCCAAACATTGGTGATGGTAAAATAACGTTAACTATATCTGGAGGTCAACCAATGTATAGTATTGAAACGGTTGGAATAACAGACCCAAATTTTGTGAGCAACTCTGGGGTAATATCTGGATTATTTCCTGGTGATTATGAGGTAAAAGTAACTGATAGTAGTAATCCACCGCAAATATGGGGACCTAATATCGTTACAGTAGCATCACCGCAATCAATTAAGATAACCGCTGTTGCATCAAATGTGTATCAAAAACAATGTAGTCCGAATTCATTTACAATACCGTTTATAGCAACTGATGGTGGTACAACTGGCCCTAAAACAATTGAGTATAGATTAAATCAAGCCACAACTTGGTCTATTGAATCTACAACTCAACCTTATAATACACCAAATCAAGTTATGGATTTTAATATTTTAGGTTCGTATCAAACAATAAGTTTTAGGTTAGTTGGAAATGGAAATTGTAGAAGTAATACTTTAAGTTACAATTCAGTACAAAAACCATCTGTTGCACTAGCTGTAAGTTCTAACACAAAAACTGGTCCATTTAATAGTCTTTATACTTATAATTTAACTGTTGTTGGTGGTATTGGTGCTTATACGGCAACTGCAAACCCACAAAGTAATAGTACAATAACAGTTAATGGAGCTAACATAATAATAACTAGTCCTTCTAGTACTTTAACTATAACAATTACCGATAGTGTTGGTTGTCAAATACTAGTATAATTATGTAATATGGATATAAATAGAATAAAACAAATTCTTGGTTCTGAAACGTCAAAGGAAGCGACTAATAGAGATGCTTTTATAAAAATAAACGTAAATAATAATGAAAGATTATTACCACCTGGTGAAATACTTAGAATAGTAAATGTTGATGAAAGATTTACGTTTGAAAGACAACAAAGCACTTTTTATAGAATAATAGGGACAATTAATTTAACAGCAACAAATGCTTTATTTAATTTAAATGATTCTCTAGAATCTGATAATTTTACTTGGAGTACGTTTAACTATTTTAATACTCAAAACGGTTTGTATAGATTTTTTGAACCAGTTTATTTAACAGCTATTAATAACAATTTAGTTGAAACTAATGGTTGGTTTGGTTATTATGACCCAGATATTTCAAAGGCTGGATTATGTAATTATTATGATATGGAACCAAAAAGAAATCGGTTTTATTTTTTATCAGACACAAATCCATATCATGCTGCTCCAAACACACCACCAGTTAAAAATTGGGAATTAACTATAACCTATCCATATGCTGTTGATAGTGGTCACACTATGGTTCAAAATGGTTTATTTATTGTAGATTCTGAACCAGCAGTTGTTTCTACAAGAGTTATGACAGCTTTTGCAATGCCTTGTATACATAATTTACAAATAGGTGATATTGTTAGGATAAGTGGGACAACTGGTTATGATGGTGACCATTTGGTTGTAAGAACAGGTCAAGATAATGGTGAATTAAAAGAATATTATTTTGTTATAGATGTTCCACCTATTGGACAAATAGGTCCTTTTTCAAGAATAAAGAGAGTGGTTAATAATTTTGAATCACAATACTATTTTAGGCGTTTTAAAAAAATAAAAACTAGAAATTCACCAATTATTAAAAATAATGATTATGAAACATATAGACTAGCATTTAGTGAGAATATATACGCTGATACAAATGTTCAATTTTCATTTAACGAAGACATAGATATTAGCGATTTAAAAGATAATTTAGGTAGACCATTAACTGAAATATATTTTACGGTTATTAAAACAAATAGTAATGGGTTATTTTCAAAAATATCATCTGGGATTGAAGTTCCGTTTATATCTAAATTTAATACTAGTCCTATAAATACATATTTACAGGATATACCAGTTATTAATAAAATACATAATGGTAATGGTAATCCATGGCCATCACATATTCCATTGGAATTTAATGTAACAATTAATTCTTTAACAGATGATTTTTACGGAGACTTGGTCGAATATAATACGTATGAAGTTAAAGAAACAGTATTAGCTGAAATTGCTCATAGATTTAATACAAAAAACAGAGAAACCGCATCGGCAACAACAACATATAATGTATCAGAACCTAATATAGATACTAACACATCGGGAACAACCAATACTACAAATTTAGGTCCTAGACAAGAAGGTTATTTTTATAAACCACACCATAGAATGACTATAAAAACATTGTCATCATATGTTGAACAAGGCGATGAAAATACTGTTGGAATTCCAGATTATGCCACTAATTTAAATGATGGTAGATATTTTTGGAGAGATATATTAAACGTAGGTGTAAATGAAACAGATGAATTACCTTTAAACTATCCATTTTTAAATGGTTGTCATTATTTATATAATAACTATTGTTTTTATGTTAAAAGACAAGACCCATTTGATAATTGGGATTTATACTATGCTAAATTTCCTAGTGACCCTATTGGTGAAAGAATAACTGATAAATTTAATATTAATTCTGCCGAAGATGTTTGTTAAAAACTATAAAATAAATATTAATACGCTTAAAAGTGGTACTACTGCTACTACTATAAATATCCCTATAAATATGGAGTATCAACTGGTTGACCAAGCAGAGTTAATTGACCGTGTATTTGTTGAAATAGAAACAGAAAAAGCTATTAATGAAATTATTGATTATGAAAAAATAAGGTTTGTACCAATAAATTCACTTAAAAATCAAATAAATAGTATTACCTATACTGTTGATTTATTAGGTTTAACGACTTATGGTAGTATAGGGTTTGATGATAATGATATTAAATTTCAAAAAGAATCATTTAAACAAACATTTTTAAATTTGAATTTTTATGATTCTAATAACCCTATGAATCAAAATTTAATTTTAAATATAACATTATTTTCACAACTAACAGCATTTGATTTGGTTCCATTAACTGGGACAACTGGTATAGCTGGTCAACCACTTCCAGCAAACTTTATTAAAATAAAATATGTTTTGGAAAATCCTTTATTAAACCCTCTTGGTTTTTCTGAAGGTTATTTTTTATATGATTACAAAGATGAGTTAAATGTTGGAGATAGCAAATACCTTTATATGAGAGCTAGTTTTAAAAACGCTAAAGATGGTAAAAGCACAAATTTAATGGTTAAGAATACTGCTTTACCTATTGATGTATTAATTCATCAATTATATACTAGATATGTTTTAACAAGAACAATAGATGGTTATTATTTTCAAATAGATGACTCATATCA